ACCAAGGCCACCAACCCAGTTACCTTCAGCTTGCAGAACAACTTTATTTGGCCCTAACGCGCTAGACGAATAATCGTTATCGAACATCAGCCGACCATCCATAGATGTAAAAGCTGTTGAGCTATCTGCTCCTATTGTCCCTGAGAGATATAGGCTTTTGAACGCAGCGCTTGATGACCCCAAGTCAATGGCATTATTGTTGTCAGTGCCAGAACCGTTTGCAGGAGTTATAACATCAGAAGCATTCGAAAACTTTAGGTTTGCATTGCCTTGACCAAACTGAATTAAACCACCAACAGATGCAATACTCCCCACCGTAGTGGTGTCTTTGCGGAAATTTAAAATTGATCCATCTGTTGAACGTCTTGACAGTATATGTGCATCGCTTGTTGCTGCGGCATAAACAAGACCGTCTGCACGTAATTGAGTCCCTGCACTAGTTCCAACAGCTTCTACAGCAGACAGCCCCACCAACAGATTACCACCACTCAAACGCACAACTTCTGAGCCGCCAGTAGCAAAGGCTAAAGCATCTGCTGATGGTCTAAACATTCCTGTGTTACCGTCATCATAAAAAGAATAACTTGGAAAAGATGCACTACCTGCGGCTTGCTGCAAAACTGGCATACCTGCGTTACCAGAAACGCCAACGCTATTACTAGCTGTTACGTTGCCACTGGTGTCGATGGTCATACGCTGTGTACTATTAGTTTCAAATGAAATTCTGCCAAAAGCATCTGAGGCATTAAATACTACTGTGTCATCGTCTCGTGTAGTCGAGGCGGTTTCAATAACCAAACCTCTAGCACCTTCAGACCCACTAAAACGTGCAATCGCTGTATTTGCAGTGCCAGCCAAGGTTGTTAATGACACACTAGGCGAACTCGTCCCAATGCCAACTCGATCATTTCCACCATCAACGAATAGCATGTTAGCATTTCCATTGCTTTCAACACGGAAGTCTACATCTGCACTGTCTTGGTTAAATACACTTTCTGTTGGAGAATGTTCTAAACGCTGTATTCTTGTTCCATCTTTCATTATATAATGTTGAAACGCCCCATCTTCTGAACCATCAGAAACATCTGGCATGTACGTTATTATTCGCTGATATTCGATCTTTTCATCAGCATCATTCTCAGCACTAAAGATTATTCGCCCTGTAACGTCATTATCAGCAGGGCTTGCAGAGTTACGATATAAATCTAAAACAGGGCCAACACTTGCATCCGCATCAGTAGACACAAGCGACAAGTTAGTTGAATTATCAGCCGTTGTTATCGTTGCATTACCATCCACAGTCAGCCCATCAGCCGTGACAGTGCCAGTTACGTTAATACCTGTGGAGGTGGTAGCGAGTTTTTCTGAGCCATTGTGATACAGCTCTGCATCACCGCCTGTTGTAAACTTAGCCATATATTGGCTATTAGCAGTATCATAAATACCAATGTTTGCGCCATTAGTTCGAATATTTAAGTTGTTAAGGCCTACCTCATCAATGTAACTGTAACCACCGTTTGCATATATTTCTAAGTTTGTACTTGCGCCAAATATGGCTTTGTCGTTGTCACCGAAGGACAAGTCACCCGTCATAGTTCCGCCTGATAACTCCAACTTATCTGTATTTAAGTTGGTAAAGTTTGCGTCAACTTCGGCGTGGGTGAGCGGAGAACCCTTGCCGGAACGAGTAACAATAGTTGCCATGTCTTAATCCAATCTTATTTTAAGATTTCCTGCGCTAATTCTGAAAATATCGCCAGACGCAATTGTTTTAGGTAAAGCCGTCGTAAAGTCGCTAGGATCTGTCAGCTCCGCATACGCAAGCAAGTTGCCTCCGCTAGATGCGTCGTAAACGCCGGCGTATGTAACCGTACCCCACGAGGCGGTTGCAGTTGGAAACTCTACCGCAGATCCCGTAATCGCCTCGGTTGGCGAGGTTCCGCTAACTGTAAACGTCACCGTCTGTCGTGCGTATGATCCTCCAGATACTTCCGTTCCGGCTGCACTGTCTGAAGATGCCGACGTATGAAGCCCGACATATAAAGTTGTGGGCGCAGTATAGGCATTTCCGCCAAATACGTGGTCAAGGATTTTATCCTCTAAGTAGTCTGTAAAACTCATTTTTAACTCCTATGCTATAGCGCGTGGGCGCATCCTTAAACTTGACGAGCCGACGCGTGACCTCTCGTCTTGGATTTTGAGCGCCTCAACGCCCTGACGATATAAGCCCTGCCAAACTGGAATACGGGTATCGTCGTTCAAATATGGAGCCGCTTGTAGCAACGACCCATACAAGTATATATCAGGAGCAGCCAACAAAAGCCAGTTGTCAGTATTGCTATCTGATAATGCAGGAACTTTTGAATAGTACATAAGTTCTCCGGCATATATCGCGTCGGGGGTTGGCACGACTTCTATCTGCGTCCCAACATTTGTAAAAAATTTAGGTTTACCTGACGCCGTGTAATTTACTTGCTCCTCAGACGCCTGATCTGGCGTTACAAATAATAACGTAGCAATCGGCGTCGTATTTAACTGAAACCGTATTGTCTCGAGCCAATCGGACGGCTTTAAAAAGTATTTAGTGTCTACGTCTGCCGTCGCACGCTTTACCATCCGGTGGTCGCGTATGTCTCTGTTTATTTGTGCCTCGGAAAGAGAAATAAAAGTCGGTATAACTGACGTTAAATCGTCTCTAAGTAGCCAATCTGCAATTGAAGACTTCAGCGTCGAGTAGGTTGTAATGCTCATAATGTGCCGGCCCTTGTCCTAAATACTCGGTTATTACTATCGTTAAGCCATTTACGCATCGCCTTCGGGTCATCTGCAATCCCTTGGCGCTTGAGCTCATAGTACACTGAAAGAGGTAATGACGCTACCTTGTTTACGTCTCTATATCTATTCGGCGTCTCTTTGTATTCGTTTTTATTTCTCTCGGCGATTGCGGAGACGTCTTGTTGCGTCTCGACGACATACTCGCCCCTGTCGGTTACGTGCCAATATTTTGTTATTCCGGTTGCAGGATCTTGGCTAAATATACGCTTCATCTTTAACTCCAAGCAAGTGGGGCGACCGAAGCCGCCCCGACTTTATTATGATGTTGTTAGGTCGAAGACGCCGGCATGGGCCCCTTCATTGAGAACCTTGAGCCCCATCTCGCAGAGAACCATTCGTTTCTCAGCGTCACCGGTTTTACTTAACTCTACCTGTTGGATCGGACGTAAGTAGCATACTGATGCGTACTCTGGATCTAGGCAGAAAGCGTCTCGGTCTCTTTGGAAGCGGTTTGCAACCACGTTCAGAGTACCGAAGTCTGACATGTACACGTCAGCCGTTCCAACGATTGTTGTTGGGCTGTCGCTTGGAGCCATGTAACGCTGTGCAGCAATACCGGCAAAGCCTGATACGACTGTTTTGTTATGTGGCCCAACCATCAGAATGCTTGGCTGACCGCCGGCTGTAAATGCAGCCTGCATTGCGTCTTTAAGCATTGCTTCGGTAAATGCAACCTGAGTACCATCTGTACGAGCGTCAGTACCGTCACCAGTTGGTGATACACCGTCAGTGGCTCCGCCAGTTGAGAATACGTCGTTGGTCGCAATCCAAGCGCCGAGACCTGCGGTCTCACGAGCTGTGGAAGAGTTACCGGCAACTTGCGCGTTGTTGTCAGTAAGAACTGCTTCGACGTCTCTCTTGAGCTCTTTTCCGCGCTTTGCGAGCTGATAACTTAGCTCGTCATTTCTGCCGGCCAAATCTTGCGCTGATAGGTTGTCAGCGACAATAGTTGTACGACGCAAAATGTGCGTATAGTTACCAACGCGAGAGGTTGCAGATGTACTGTCGAAAGACCCTACATCGTCGCCATCGATTTGTGCGGTTTTTGAGGTTGCTGCTAAAGAATCGGTTTGCCACTCGAAGTAAGTGTTAGATACGTTTTCAGATCCAACGTTACTTTGGAAAGGCACCTCTTCGGGCGAAATTGAGCTGATTATGTCGCTCAATGATTCACGAATACCTTTGGCGTCAAAGGACGTGAACGTGTTAGTTACAATAGCCATTTATAAATCTCCTATAGTAAGGCTTTGATTGCTTGAGCCGCGTCTTGGACACGGCCGGATTGTTTTGCGTTCTGAATCGCTTTTTGTGCATCTGACTTAGGTCTCGGCTGTGACGCTTTGGTGCCGCTTTTCAATGTCTTGGCGCGTGCTTTTTTCGGCTTGGCCTTTGCCGCAGTAACTCGCGTTTCTCCTCGATCATATAGCATGGC